ACACTTTCCCGCCTATTAAATCTGTCTCACTTACTTCTGCTGGTGTTACTAATCGTTCTTGAGGAGCCCATTTGTATTCTGGATAAGACTTTTCATATCCAAAAGTCGTACCTCCTAAGTTAATGCCTACGGCTTTGTAGTCAGCGTAAGACGCATCTCGATGAGGCTTAATAGTTCCTCCAAGAGAAGCTAGTCCAAGCTCAGGAATGAAGCCTATCTCTTTTCCTATCTCTAGGATTTCGCCCCATAGCTCTTGGTCGTTGTTAGCTTTTCTCCAAGGCATACTTGCTCCCAGCGGTGCTTCGTATTGTAGCCAAGACCTTCTTCTACCTGGCGCATAGTTGGATACATCTGTGGTTAGCTTGAGTCTTTCGGATAGAAGTCTTACTAAGTTTTGGACTTTTGCTGGTGATATCTGCGTAAGTATTTTCATACAAACTCCTTTTGGGGAATAGGAAGATCCAGTGCTGCAAGGGTTATGTGTTCGGGATGAATGATTCCTAAAAGCTTTTGCCTTTTAAACTCTTGTAAAAGATTGCCTGCTGTTCCAGCAAAGCTTGCCATACCTCCAACTAAAAACTCCCGTTGTCCTTTATCATCTATACTCATCAAATAATATTCGGGAACGCAATTGTCGTATCCGTAGGTGTAAGTTTTACCGTGTGCTGTAACGTTGTGTCGTGACATTAAATACACTCTTTCATTTGGGTTAGGATCTCTTTTGCAACGGGAGGGCAGACTGCATTGCCCAGCATGTGAAGTGCTAGGCTCTTGCTTTTAGGCAATAGGTATTTTTCTGGGAATCCCATAGCGTTTTTGTATTCACTCAAAGAAAGCATTCGCATCTTATCCCTATTGATAAGAGCAAACTTTTCCTTCGTGGTTATTGTTCCAAGGGGCTTCTTAATACTTCTACCCCCACGTTCAGATCCGTAGTAGGCAATTAAGAAATTATCTCCGTGGTCTTTAATTCCGTTAGCCCATTTTCTTTTAGTGCTATCAGCTTTATCAGAAACGGTTGACCACTTATAATCCCCGTCTTCAATTAAGTCTTTAAAAGGTATGTGTTTTTTAAATGGGTTTGTTTGAACTTGTAAAGGTTGAGCTTTAGATCCGGTAATAAAAACTCTTATCCTAGATTGAGCCACACCAAAGTCAGCAGCGTTTAATATGTTGGAAGCTAAGTTATATCCAAGCTTTTCCATGCAGCCTTTCCATTGTGGGAATAGTTCCCAGCTTAAAAACTCTGTGACATTCTCTACTACAAAAGCTTTGGGCCTGGTGGTTTCAACGCAGGCAACAACAGCCCATGCTGTACTCCTTGCTGCATCATGTCTTGGTTGATCCGCTCCCCGAGCTTTGCTATGCCCTTGGCAAGAGGGGCTGGCTAACAGAACATCGTACTGTGGCAAGGTAGTAAAGTCTGCTTGCTGTAAGTCTTGACAACTGTGGAAAGTCTTGGGGTGATTGCACTCATGTACATGCACCGCATCTTTCCAGTGGTTAGCAGCCCATACAACTTCACACCCAGCTTGTACTGCTCCGGTGCTAAAGCCTCCAGCTCCTGCAAATAAGTCTACTACTTTCATACAGCTCCTTTTGTTTTGGGATCATACAAATGCGTACAGAAGTGGACAGGTATTTATCCCCGAATAATCAAAAATTAAACAGGAAACCTTTACGGAGTATGGAACTAATAAACGACTTTAGGTATAGTTAAAGTATTATATAATTATACTTAAAGGAGTAAGCTATGATTCAAGCAATTAGAGAGATGATTTTTGGTGCAGCGAAATCTAAAATTGAAAGCTCACCTCCAAGGGATTCTTTGCGGTCACCTAAGTGGGATGGTGTTAGGAAAAAGCATTTACTTACTCAACCAACTTGTCAGGCTTGTGGTAAAAGTAAGAACGTTTCTGTACACCATATCGAACCGTTTCATCTTAGACCGGATTTAGAGTTAGACCCTTCTAATCTTTTGTCTCTTTGCGAGGACGGTCCTAATTGTCATTTGACATGGGGTCATCTTCGTGATTGGAAACAGTATAACCCTCACGTAGTTAAAGACGCGGCTCTTTATCTTTCCCGTATAAAGCAGTACCGAATTAATCGCTAGCTCCGTTTTCCCTTTTTCGTTTTTCGTTTTCAATTCCTTCTGAAATGGCTTGTCGTATTTCAGGGATGGTTTTCATTTTATTAAAGAAGGTTTTAAAACTACTAAGTATTGCACTGGTGGGAGCACAAGATCCAATGCAGTTTTCCATAGCTCGTATGCTTCCTAGTAAGCCAAACCTTTTTGTTATATCATCTACGTCCATTCCACAAATCCGCATAGATTCTATATACTCTTGGCAGCGAGAACAGGTTCTAAGGTCTTCGTTAAAGTTATCTAAATCTGTTCCAGTAAAAGAACAGAAGTCACATTTGTGTTTTTGTTTGTTTAAACTTTTTCTTGCATGTTCGCATACCATGCTTGCAAATAATGGATGCGAGAGAATTGCGTTCATAAAGAGGTCCTGTTCTTGGTTGTTAATTTCTCTGCTGCTACGGCTTCAGCTAGGGCTATGTGAATAAGTATTCTTTTTTCAGAGATGATTTTTTCTAGCTTCTTGATTCTCTTATCATTTGCTGTAGTAACTTCACCTAATATGCTGCGGAACAATACTGATAGATCGTCCGCAGCTTCCAGTCCTTCTCGTATCAATTTCATGTTTGACATGGTTACACCACGATACTTGCTAGGTCATAGTTCTTTAATAGTCTATCTGCTTTGAATCTGTTTCTTTCATACATGTCTCTAACTTCTTCGCAGAATTCATAGCTTTCAAATGCTCGCGGATTTAAGTCGATAGGTTTCATAGCCAGTAGCTTTGCTAGCATTCTTCTTGCTGTTAGATTTAATATCCTTTTGGCTTTTTGCTGCCGTGTCTTTTTTGTCTTCATCAACTACCTCCATGTTTATATTGAGGGTGGGGATATGTATTATATCATAAGGTATCCTATCCAAGTCAAAGACTAACTGCTGTGCCTCTTCAATATCCTTTGCGTAGATATCCCAGTAGCTATCATTCCAGAAATAGTTATAACGGTTCATGCTACTTTCTCCTTATAGTATGGCGAAAAGTACAAGCCATAACTGTCACTGTCTGTTGGTTTTTCTTTGTTGTTTAGCTTGATCTTTACATAGCTAAGTCCAAACCCTCCGCACCAACCGTAAGGACGATCTTCTAAAGAGCAAAGCGTGTACCAAGCTATGTCTGTCTTTTCCATGATTGCCAGTCTAGCTTTCTTGATTCCAGCTTGTCCTGGGAACAGAAAGACTCTCATCGTTTCTGTGAGTCTGCCCCAGAGAGTTCCTGTTCCTTTCTTAGATGTCCAGAGGGTTGTTACCGGAACGAGTTCATCTTGTGGAAAGATGCCGTGGTTTACTGGAAGCATTTGGATTTCCTTTTTGATAAGCTAGGGGTTTGAGTTTTGGCAAATCGAATTGCCCATCTTAAAGATGCAGCGTCATCAGTCTGGCTTACGTTTAAGTCTTTCATCATGTTCCAAGGTATAGCAGGTCGTATAAGCCTTGCTTCTTCTAAGTGTTTATCTTTTTCTTTATCTAGCTCTTGCTTAAACTCTCTCCATTCTGTCACTTTTTGAGTTACTAAGATCCAGTACATTTGATCTTCTTCGCTACGCTTTTCTTCTAAGCTTGCATATTCCAGCATGTCTTCAATAAGATCTGCCATCTTCCTAGCATCATAACTAGCTACAGTTCTAAGCTTAATAATCCGGTCTTTGATTCCCCAAGCTGCGGGAATAGAATCTTTGTGCAAGCTAAGGATACCTACATACTCGTTTTTGATTCTTTTCATTTCAAGCTCATGCTCTTTAAACTCCCAGTCCATTTCTTCCCTGTCTCGTTCACTCATCTCAAGCTCGGTTCTTCTAAGAAGAAAGTCATGTCTTTGTTCCCAGAGATCTAGCCTTTGGTGCAGGTTAAAGAGATGTTCTAATGCTTTGTTTACGTTGGTGCTTATTTGTACTGGCTTCCAATCGTAGTTTTCCTTTTCTGTAGGAGTCCATTTCTCTTGCCGTTCAAACTCAGTAAGTCCTGTCTTAAGATGTTTAGGAAGACTCTCTGCATCTCTTCTACCATCATGAGCTTCAAGCCAAGTTGCAGGCCCGTGAGCTTCAAAAGGTATGTAGCTGCTAGTTCCCGCTGGAACGAAAGTGTCTTTGATCCAGTAGCCGAAAGTACAGAAGTCTCGGTGTACCATATCTCTATCTTCTGTATCCATCTTGACGTGTTGTTTACGCAGGCTTCGAGTCATGGGATTGTCATTGGTATTTCCGATTACTTTTAGTTTGCCTTCTTCTTCAAGTGTTCCGTTGTACATCTTGAAGATAGTAGTCTCTGAAAGAAAGGATAAGATGCTATCTCGTAAAGCGTTTGGTCCAGGTAGTGCGGTGGACATTACACTGTCGCCAAGATCTCCGTCTGCTACAAGCCACTCTAAGTAAGCTCGTGGTACTAACTCATAAGGCCAGTTGGCAATCCCTGCCATTACGCTTGTATCTCTTGGCATGTAATCTAAGCATTGCTTAAGAGTGAAAGAAACTTCTCCAAGCTCTGTGGTATAGAAAGACTCTACGGTTGATACAGCGTTGCCTGCTACAGCATCTGCAAGACTTTTAAAGAGAGGTGTCTGGTTAGCAGTTAGTTTGTAACGAGGGGTTCTTCCTTCCCTGACATAGGGTAAGCAGTCAATAGGTCTACAATAGCTTGTGATATCTTTTTCGTATTCTTCTCCGAAAGGGTTTATGATAGTTGCATGGCGGGTATCTAGAAGGTATGCGTATGGTGTTCTAGAGATGTCATAAACTTTGCCCATGTTAAACCAAGTCTTACCACCCCAAGTGTTTGGCATGGTTTTAAAGAGCCGGTACATATTCTGCTGTGCTCTTTTATCATACGACTGCATTATTACAGATCCGTTTCTTCTTTCTACATGCACACCTTTGACAGTTATCATTGGGCTTTCGTTGGTGGGATTAAGAACAATGACAGTTAGCATACGGCTAGGAAGAAGTGTTGCAGCCTTGTGTCTGTAATCCCAGCTTACGATTAAGGTGTCATCTTTTGTTAGAGGTGTTCCTATTGGAGCTAGCCTATAGTTTTTTAGCCGATGCAGCAGCTTATCGTCTTGTTCAATTGCGGATGGATGAACTAGTGTTGCCATCGTATGCTCCTTTTGTGTTAAGTATTTAGCGGTTTTTAATATGAGAAACCCTAATCCAAACAGAAACCTTTCAAAAAAATGCACCAATCTAGTAGGGTGTGATTGCTCACTACTACTAGAAAGGTGCTGTCTATATTCACTTGCCCACATGAAAAAAAGAAGCTCTCTAATTCATCCTTTGCAGGAATCACTAGAGAGCTATCTTTGGGCGATCAAATACTAGAACGGTAAGTCTTCGTCTGGCATTTCATTACTGTTCATTGCTGGTACGACTGGCTTGGTTTTGCTAGTGCTGTATGTCGCAATGGACATGTAAAGATCGGGTTGGTTGCTTACGATGGCATTGGTTCTACCATCTGCAATTGCCCTGTTTACTTGGTCTTGTTTCTGCTGAAGGCTATTGGCTCTGATAACAATCTCAGAGCTTTGTCCGTTGATCATTGCAATCCCTTTAAGGACTGGTGATACAAGGCCTTCTTTGTTTTTGATTTCGGTTTCCTTTAAGTGGCACAATACTTCTGCTGCACTAAAGGGTGCGTCAACAGTGTGTGCTATGTAAAGGGTGAAGCCTTCATCTTGTTTGGCAATGTGTAAGGTTTTGCCTTCTAGCTCAGGTGGTGTGGTTTTGGAAGGTGTTAGCGTGTTACCAGTGGTAAAGCTGTCTCGCCTTTTCCAAAACCTTCCTCCGATTTTAGAGTCACGGATTTGGGCTGCACTATTTGCGGTTACAAATGCTTCAAAGTTGCTCATATCAATCTCCTAGAATGTTTGGTGTTTGGGTTAGTCATACAGTGTGAGAGAAGAAGCGAAGGTTTAGCTTGCACTTCTTCTCTCGTTCCTCAGTGCTCGTAGTGGGGATTAATTCACTACGCTGATTTGGGAAGGATCAGTTACTTTGATTTCGGGTTTGGATTTGCCGTCCTTACCTTTCCACTCTTGTACAAATCCTTTTACGCTAATGGTTTTGCCTTGAAGGCTAGCGTAATTTAAGTTAGGGCAGCGAGTTCTATCGATGTATATAGTAAGACTTGCAGCTTTGTAGTCTGCTGTGTCATTAAGCACTGTAGATTTAGGTGCTTTAGTCTTACCATCGATGAAATCTTTGCCGGAAAGTACGGTCATCTTAACTGTGTTTTCCTTGTGCATTCCGCTTGTTACGGCTTGCTGGGGAGACACGGTTGCGTGAGCGTTGTAGTAATAGCCACCACCTAAAGCACCTGCTACAAGTGCTGCGGTGATTCGTTGCTTGAGGCTAGACTTTACGATTACTTCTTTGATATCCATTGTTATGATCCTTTGTTGTTGTTGTTGTGTTAAGAAACCGTCTTAACTTCGGTGGGTTCTTCTGGCTTCGACGGTGAAGTCAAAAGTTCTTTTGCTTTTTTGCATACAAATTCGATGAGCATAAATACTGCGGGAGTAATGCTCACGTCTAATTTGCCGAACTCACGGGAAACTTTGATGCTTCCGGGTATGAGTCCGATTGCTAGGATTTCTATCCAGCCCATTGGTATCCTCCTTGTTGCCAAAATTGTCGGGCAACTTTGGGTTTACGTTCTAAGGTTTGTATAACGTCTTCTTCGCCTATTCGATCTGGTGTTCCTTGATCTCTTAGGTGTTGAAGTTTGATCAGCTTGCGTCTTAGTTTTGCTAAGAGCGGTGATCGTTTATGTGCCTTCGTTGGCACGGTTTCGATGATGCGAATCCTTACGCTCATGTCTGCAATCTCCTTTCAATGCTAGAGTGTGGGCTTGAACACGCATGTGTCCACGAAGCCCCAAACCAAAACCGGAACCCATGACGAAACCCCAAACCAAAAGGGGAAAAACGAAAATGGAAAACCGTGGGCAAAAAGAAACCCCACACCACCTCAAGGGTGATGCAGGGTTAATGGTTGATAGGAGTCTTATTCGTAGTAGGGGTCTAATTTATTTGTTAAGTTTCGTAGAGGTGTGAGGTAATGTTCGCAGTCCATTATGATTCCTCTAAAACTCAGTAGATACTTCTTACCTGTTTCGTCTGCCATTAAGATTGAATCCGTCCTATGTTTAGGATCTGGCATTACGTTGTAAGGTATCAACATTAATCTAACAGGGTCTTCCGTATATTTTTTGACAGGGAAGTTATAAAAATATAGAGACACTGCTGCGGTTATTAGCACTGCTTTTAAGGTAAAACTCATGAAGCCTCCTTATTAGCATCTACTAAGGGTGTACCCTAGTGTGCATAAGTTTAGAGTGAATGTAGATAGTAACGCTGCCATCATAGAACCTTCTGTGTAGTTGTTAGCTACGTAGAAGTCTGCTATGCCGAAGAAGGTAAAGAACGTGATTGGAATCATAAGCAAGCTTAGAACTTTATACATAGTTAGTTTCCTTTGTTGGTTGATATGGCATAGACTTCCCACTCGTTATCTCTACATAGATACCATTTGTACGGATCTCTAAGAAACGTTGGTATGTTTGATTCGGATATATCTGTGGGGTGCATAGGCCAGAGTTGTTTTACTTTTACGTTTGCACGACGGATTTTTCTTTCCATCTTTGCAGATTCTTCTAACTGATCCCAAACTTCTTTGGTGCTTGGAACTCTTTGTGTTATGTATAAGCAAGAATCAGTTAGGTTTTCATCGGGTTTACTGCAACCGGAGACAAATAGTATGCCTCCGGTGAGTAGTAGAAATAACTTTGCTTTTAGATTAGGCATAGTAATTTATATCCTAATAGTATGCAGGTTCCAAAGAGTATGAAACCTGACAGTATGATTGCAAAGAATTGGAACGCTTCTTGTGTTGTACTAATCACGTATGAACTCCTTTATTTTTTGGGGTTTATACTCTTCTGATTCTAAGGACAAATCAAATCTGAATACCCTTCCGATCTTATCTACAAAGAGAAGGTATTTTCCTTCCTTGTATTTACGATCAATATTAATCCGTGAGATGTCCATTTGATCCATGAACCATATCTCATCAGTTATGATCTCTGGGTTGTCACACCAGATCTCTTGGCACTCAGCATTTGGCATACCCATGCAGTGGCAGTGTTCTACTTTGCACTCTTTTTCTTCTGCAACTCTGCCTGAGCAGCATCGTTGTAGATCAAGTTCTGCGAGTCTATTTTTGACTCGTTCTTTTCCTTCGTAGTAGTCTGCCATTTCATCCATTTGCAGTTCATATACCATTGCCTCCGCTGTTTCGTTTGCACAAAACACATTGGCGATTAGTATAAGACATACTTGGAAGCCTACGAGGACTACCAGTTTTTGACGAAAGTTAACGCTGTTGTTGGAACTAAATAACATTGCAAATCTCCTTTGTAGTTTTCATTTGATTCTGACCTTCTGATTGGACAACAAGTCCTTCCAGAAATAATGCGTACTCATCACTTGTGAGTACCTTGAATCGCTCACTGGTGCTGACATCAATCAACACTGTGCTCTGCACCCTGACATCTCTGACGGGGCACTTTCTACGTGGCATAACTACCTCCTTTACAAGAACTGGAAACGAAAAAGGGCAGTACGCATCGACGTAAAGCCCCACACCGAAACCGCCACACACGGAAAAACAGCGTAAAAGATGTGATAAAGTAGGTAATTTAGGAAATGAAGTTAGTTCCCCATAACCTTTTCCCCACCATCTTGTTACATTAAGGACATTGAGATCCTTTTATACTGTCTTCTTTTTCCGCTAGAAGTCCGTGGTGGTTTGCCAAAGGTTGGAAACCCCACACCAAGACAGGGGGTAACAGCGACTAGCGTTTGCCAATTGCCCGCAGGAGGAACGACTGCGTACGAATCCAGAGCGAGCGTAGCGAGGACAGGGTTTTCTAAAAAAGAAACCCCTACCCTTTCGGGTAGAGGCTTTTGGTTTACACGGAAGCAAGCTCGATACTGTCTTCGACTTTAGCTCTTGCTCCTCTTCGGGGTGAAGCAGGCTTCTTGAGTTCAGCAACTTGCTTTTGTAGGTCGCTAACCATGCCTACTAAGCTTTGTAGGATAGCTTGGTGAGAGTCAAGTTTTTCAGCTTGACGATCCATGGTATTCAACTGTGCTTCCATAGCCTTGTCTAGCAAGTTGATGGCTACCAAGTGCCCCTTGACATGCTCCAAGATCTCGCCCGCAACCTTGTTTGTCTGCGGTGCTAGTGTAGCAGGAGCTGGTGTAGGTGTTGGTGCAGGGGCTTCGATGCCTACAGCTTCGCAAAACATATCCCATATGTCTTTGTTGATTGCGAACCTGCCTCTTCCTACTGTTGCAAGAAAGATTCCTTTGTCTGCATCAGATAAGCTTGGAAAGATCTCCTTGATAGTTCCAGCAAGCTTTTTCATAGCAGGGCCCTTGCCCCCGAGCTTGTACCCTTCATTAATCTGATAGGTAGTTAGTTCGTTAATAAGTCCTTGTACGTTAGTCAACATGCGAATACTCCTTAGATAGGATGAGTTATAGGATCTTACGCACAACAGCGTGGTAGTATCCCCACACCACTACCGGCACGGTTACTTGAAGTACCACTAACAGCATTGGCTTACCTCCTGAGGGAGCGAGCGACAGGGAGCGGATAATATAAAGTGGGCACGAAGTGCGACAGGGTTTTTAAAAAAAATCCCCATCACCCTTGAGGGTGAAGAGGATTAGGAAGGTATTTTTTCCAGTATTCAATACTGGCTCGTTCATATTCTCTGCCATCTCCGGTATAGAGAACGAGATCGAAGCGGGGCTCGATTCCTTTTATGCGATTGCAGTAGTCTTCCACATAGGCTACTGCTTCGTTGTATTCACCCACTCCGTAAGGAGTGGGATAGTCTTCTACTAGTAAATCTGTGTGGAAACGGGCTATGTAGATGCCCATATTATGCCCCTTTCTTTGGTGGACTCCAGTGACGGAGATCCTCTAGTTTCATGTTGTGATGATCGAGGAATTTTACTAAGTCACGGAGAGTGAAGTACCCTCCGTGATATTCATCATCATTAGACCGTGCGGCCTCTTCACGTGCTTGCATCTCGAATGGATGCAAGCAGATGAAGTTAAGATCAAGGTCTAACTCGTAATGCGAGCCTGCCCTTACGGGCTTGTACAAATTGAACATTAGATATTCCTTTCTGTTATGAATAACTCAGTAGTCTCGAACACTGGCTTCTCACCAAGAGGAGCCCTGTTAACATTGTTAAACACGCCGACAGAGAATCCGTACTTAAAGCAAGTCAGGGCTGCTTGAGCGTGAACGACCACGACTCCTCTAAAATCGGCAGCGATAAATTCTTTCGGGTTAATAGTGAACCCGTCCCGATCACCAACATGAACAAGCTCAATTCCTTTTTCCAAGGCCAAGCGAACTTGGCTTTCGGTTGGAATGTGACGGGAAATGAAAGCGAATTTTTCTAGCACGATAGATACTCCTTGATAAGTAGATAATTGAATAGAAGCCATATGCCTCTATTCCCCACACCACTACCGCTACCATGCTAGAGAGACTACTACTGTCCGTGTGTTTTGCTTGGTTGGACTGAGCGAGGCTTCCGAGCGAAGGCCTTGTTCCGAGCCAAAGACTATCCCGCGAAGCCTTGCGAGGAGATTAGAAGTGAGAGAGACTATCTGCTACTTAGTAGCAGTAACCTTCTTGTAGGTCTTAAGGATACTCAAGTAGGTGTTGAAGTATTCCTTACGATCCATTAGCCAATCCGTGACGATTGGGTTTTCTCTACCTACGAAGGAGTGGTTGTTAACTACGTGCGCTATTGCAATAGCAACACGAACAGGAGTTCTGCTGAGTTTGACCCCGTCTTGCTCAACCAGTCCCCATGCTGCGAATTTATCACACAGGGTGTTGAAGTGTTCTTTCATACCCTTGGCGATCCATTCGTGGCCTTTCTGGGTGATGCTGTCCTTAGCATTTCTAAGTCCGGTGTTGCGAGTCTCTGGTGTGCGACCACACGCACCTTGAACACGCATCATCTTGGAGACATACCTAGCAACCATCTCAAGCTGTGAAGCATTAAGAGGTGTAGGGCTGATAAGGTTGTAATTGTTACGAAGTCTGACTGACTCGATAGTCTGGTCAATCTTCTCAATAGTGGTTTTAACCACCTTGTCACACTCAGTAACTAGACGAGTCCACCAGTTGCCAGCTTCGGGAAGACGGCCTTGCTTCTTGAGTTTTGCAACCCAAGAGTTGTAGTGAGCGTCATCCTTGAACATCTTCTTGACGTTGCGCAACCTGCGGTGATCGACCATCCAAGTAGATTGAAGAACCTCCTTCATAGTTTTCACCATGCAGCCTTTGATAAAGACGATATCAACACCGTCTTTAAGCTGAACGGTAGAGTCAACCTGAGCTTCATTGCTAGGCATGTGCTTATTTCTAAGCGACACGTCAGGGTTAGAAGCGTTCCACAAGCTGCCTACGTTGATACCCAATCCAGGGTTTGCACCCTCTAGATCGAGCTCTTTGTAAAACTCGTCGATGGCATAATCTGCATCAACGTAAACTACTTTCGGCCTTGTAGCCGATGGAACTTCTGGCAACTTCCAATCCCGCTCGGTTAGCTTAAGAGGCATCTTAGCTGGTAAGATGACTTCGCTGATTTTAACAGGTGGCTCACCCTTGAAGGTAAGTACATTGTACTCACCCCTGTCGGATGGATTCCGATACATAAAGCATCGAATGCCATCAAAACCTTCTTGTCGCATTAGTATCTGACAGAACTTATCGTCCATGTCAGGACCACCATGGTTGGGGAGGTTAGCAATGTAGTCCTCGTCATTCATGACGTAAACCATCCACCGAGAATTGTATTGGACAGTACCCTTCTCAATGATAGTAGGCACACCAATCAAAGCCATTACTGACTCTGAAACTGTTTGGCAATATGTGCCACCATCAACTTTGACATTGATGTTAAGCTCATCTAAGTCAACCATGCGACGTAGACCATCTTTAGCTTCCCTGCCAAACAATGCAGGGTTAGATTTAGGAGAATCAAACTCACTCCAGTGAGCAAGGTTAAGTCTTCCCTTGGTAGTCTCACTCTCCTCAATCAAGTTGTTTTGCAACAAGATCAAGAGGTCTTTGAGAGATGTCTCAAGCTTGCCAGTCTTAAGACGTTCTAAAGCTTTATCACAAGCTTTGACAACATTCTTGTACAACAAGCTATCAGCAACTTTTACACCGTGACCAATCCCAAACGGTGGTGGGAAGTTGTTACACCCCTGACCGTTTGACTCGAGTGAAAGTTTACCGGGCTGTGGGTCCATACCAAGGTATGCGTATGGACAATTTACTCGGATCTCATCCTTGATGTTACCCTCGTGGATAACAAAATCTTCCTTGATGAAAGGAGAGACAAAGAACTGACCCTTGATGAATCCATATCCTGGCAACCAAAGCCTGCCGTTGAATACAACGTTTTCTTCGCCCATCTGCTGAATGAGATCAGCAGCTTCTTGATCACCGGCTTTTATAAGATTACCTACGGTTACTGCGAGTAAAAACCGAAAGGCTCTTGTGCTTATGATATTTGCACCGTCAACAGTGCGGAAATCACCCGACCAATTTTCTTTGGTTAAGATCTTAATGTTAAAAATCTTTGGACCAAAACTTGCAAACATTAGATAGGGTCTAATGAATTGCGATAACCGTTTACTAAGCTTTGGCCCTTTCTTGATCCCAAAGCCGAAATCCTTGAACCACGCTAAGAACGTAGTGGGTTCTTCAGACACTGCAAATAATACGGTATCGGGTTTGTTGACTGCAATTATTAAGAAGCCCTCCATAGCGTGAAGGATTTCTTTGCAATCTTTGCCCTTGTCCATTGTGAAGACCCTATAGGCCCTACCTTTGGATACAGCACGGATCATATGATAATCCCTGCCGTAGACTCCCTTTACCTTTGTGTTACTGCTCAACTCCTTGATCCGTTCTGTATCAAGCAAGTGCTGAATATGTTGCTTCACTCTATCTACCTCCTTTATAGGTTCTTGAGTAAACACCTCCACAGACACCGAAGCTGGTGCTGTAGTAGTTGGAACAGCAGGCACAATACCTGCTTGTTTGTCTTCTAAATGACGCTTATGAGCATGAGCGTTGTACATACCCTTATAAAACCCGTTCTCAGGGTCTTCTCTAAGAGCTGTACCTTCGGTAAGTTCAACACCATCAAACAACTTAATGATGTTGTTATCTTTCATTACATCTCCTGTCGAACAGGAGAATACAATGCCTTCTACTTTGAAGTAGTCGTGACCGTTGAAGGTCTTAACCTCAAGTTCATTCATCACATTGGTACTGTTCTTATCAGGAGTACCAACAGCTTTGAAGAACGACTCCGAAAACTTTTCTTTCCAAGAAAGGAGCTTTACTTTCACTCCTCCCTTGGTAAATCGGTAAGCAATGTGCTGCTTATCTTTATAACAAACAATTGCTGGCAATCTGTAATTCCATAATGACATATCAAACTCCTATGTATAAAAAGAACAAACCCCTGCAACACGCAGAGGCTATAAACAGAACAAGCCCATGCAACACGCATGAGCTTTAGAAAAATCAACTAAACTAATTATTAATCGTTATTTTGTATTCGACGATTTTCAATATTGTCAGGATCAAGAAAATCTAAGATTGGATCAATTAAATCATTTCTCATAACTTCCAACATTTCCTCTTCCTGTTTTTTACACAACTCTATCTCTAGAGTTTCGCAACGAGTGCAGATGTAACCGAAACATGGAGCGTTGCAAATGTTACAAGCTCCAACGTCATCAAGATACTCTTCAGTACCGCACCGTTGCTCAACTGGTCGTTTACACCCACAAATACAATTAGCCATAACCAATACTCCTTTAGAGTAGCTATCAATTAAAACAGCCACCTACAAGAGCGTAGATGACTGCAAGATCCGTGATAGTTCAGATCAAAGACTTAGTGAGAGCGTCGAACTCCCAAGCTGCCTATCAGCTAAGTCAAAATTATTTAAAGTACAAACCACAGAATGACTGCGGTATAAGACAAGATCAAGTAACCGCAAAACGCATACCACGCAATGACCAAGGAAGGATCATTAACTTTCCCTGTTGAGATGGCATACAGAAGACGAAAGAAACTAGTCAAGATTGCCAACATTAAAAACGCTTCTTCATAAAAGGAGCGAACTTTTTCTACCTGTGGTTCTGGGTCATCCTCCTCTAATCCTTGAAACTTCCGAAGTGCTTTTTCGTTTTCGTAGTCGTAATACTCAAGACAGTATCCACGTTCATTAGGCCCTTTACAAGCAGCTTGATTACATGATTGACAACCAACAGAAGCAGCAAGAACCTCTGCTTCTTCATAGACGTAGATGAATTCTTCGTCTTCTATTGTAACTCCCTTACAGTTGCAAGGATTACTTCCCTCATGTCCGCAATCGCTACAAAAAATGAATGTTTTGTTATCTGGAACACAACAAGGCATATCAGTATCCTCCAAAACAAAAACATCAACTTCTGGCACTGCGATACACTCGCAATACCCAATAGCAAAAGCCTCACCAGCATCAACACCGGTAAGAACTTCAGAACCACATACAACACAAAAGTTAACATTAGCCATCGTAAAACTCCTTAATCTAGAAACAAAAACAGCCACACTCAACATGAGCATGACTGTATATGCCGGACTTGGAACCGTTATGAAGTCTAGCCTTCATAGTGCATTACACCCGAAGGTGTCCTCTGCTAGTTTTTTGGAGTCATAAAAACTTTGTCTAATACCGCAAACATTTTTTCCAACAACCAGACATTAACAGGAGTAAACAGCACCACCAAAACTGCAAAACAAACTGTGAAGTATGCAATTTGACCAACGATATTATTATCCATAACTAAACTCCTTGATCTAGAAACGAAAACAGCTACCTCAAAGTGAGATAGCCATATATGCTCGGACTTGGAACCGTTACCTAACCTAGATCAGATTAAGTAGTGCATTACACCCTTTTCGGAGTGTCCTCTGCTAATTAGGGTTTTTGTTATAAACCCGAACATTCTCTCCCTCAACAATATTAAGAGTCGCATAAACAAAAGAACGATGAGTCTCTTGAAAGAAAGATACATCAACATTACTTCGTTCTTTAACTACTGCTGGATGACAACAGATAATTTTTGTGATTTTTACTTTTAACTCTTTAAGCACTAAAGTTAAAGGACAACTACTGTTGTTAGGATAAAACCATACATAACCATCCGAACTTCCGTGAATTTTTAATACTGTTTCACCCTCTGTAGTTTTAAATACTGTCCAACCGGGAGCATTAAATTGATCATTCCAATCAGCAGTAGCTACAACACTAGCAACAGTGCAAACCTCAGGCATATTTTTTGAACATTCATTTATGTATCGAACAGCCAAAATGCCGAGTGCTATGTTGAAAGATAAAACCAAAATCAAAATAACATTACTCTTCATCTCAGACTCCTTTAAATATTCAACACACCCCACTGAGCACACAACACGCATACTCATAACGCACATAGGGGTAGGGGGTGTTAAATCATCCACACAAACAGGAGTACAAATAGGGCGGGGCTCCCCTTTAATACGGGGGGCTAATAAAGTTTTCTGCCAGAATGGCAGTTGTTAAAATGTTTTTAAGTGCCGCGAGTTACATCGGGAGTGTTATTTAACCCCTGTATTTCTTGTTGCCTTGCTAAAGATTGTTTTCTTAAAAATTCTTGTTGGTCTGTTTCTGTTTTTTTGTTTAGTTCAGTTTGCTTTTCTAAATGAACATCACTAATTTTTACAGATGCGTTTTCTTGAAGTGTATCTAAATGATCTTTTGGAATTAACGTATGAATATGAGACATGACCATAGAAAGCTCTTCTTCTGATTCTGAAGCATGTATCATTCCCAATAAAGAATATCCTTGAAACTTTTCTTGTACATTTGGTGGAATTACTTTTGATATACCAAAAAGATAATCTTCAGAGCTATCTGCTTCCATAAGCTCTTGTTTTTTAGCTTCATCAAATTGTCCAGTTTTATTAACAGCTTTATTTGCTTCACCACTTAGCAGATTTCTTCTTTTTTGAGGAATGAAAAATCCAGTATTTTTATCTACATGACCAAGAGAACTTTCAAGACTTTGTTGAATTCTTTCATAGCGTAAACCGTACAAAACTCTTTCATACCCAAGTATTGCTTTGCTTACTTCTGGATCTTTATCTACATCTTTTAAACGAAATGCTATTTCATCATTAATCAGTCTTTGTCCGTGTTTACTTGTTAAATAATTAATAAACAGTCCATGAATACCGTTAGGGTTATCAACTACCATTTTTTGAAACACTGCGTTAGTTTTCATATTACTAACGTATCTTTCAAACAGTTTTTGAATTGCAGGGCTTAAAGGTTTACCCCTAGAATCAACATAAGGTGGAGCATACTCACCGATAATTTTTGACCGTTTAGGAATAGCCCTCATCAAATTTCTAATTTGTAACCTGTCTAAATAATCTGCTTTACTAAAATCTGGATCTTTTCTATGACCTCTTGTTACGTCGTTTCTACGTCCTTTATTTTCATCGGGATCTTTATCTTCTAATCGACGACGATCTAATAACTGATCAAGTGTGACTCCTGACTCTTTAGCAGCAGCATGAAGCTTGTCGGCCATTTCGTAAATTTGTTTGTATAAATAAGCATGTTTAGACCGCCAAGTACCTGACCCTTTAGCTAAAAATAAAATAGCTCTTAAGCAAACAGTGCTTGCATAAGGACTGCTTGTTTTTGCATCTAACTCTTCTAAAGCTTTTTTAAATAAAGAACCTATTACAATGTGTCCGTGTTCATTAAAAATGCTTTCTTTTAAATCGTCTGAGTTTTTATTTAAATGTTTTCCTTCAGCCTTTAATCTTTGTAATTTTTGTAAAGTCTTAGCTTTAATGCTGTATTTAACTAAATTTTGAGCAACTTTCATTTCTGGGGGCAGGGTATTTATAAGAGCAGTTAATTTTAAAAACTCAGTATCTGATTCTCTCTCTTCTTGCTTTTTGGTTTTTTTAGGAGCTCCAAACCTTTTTAACCTTTCTGGGTAAACAACATTATCAACGTGAAGAGAATTAATTGTTATCTCGTTATTATTTTTATCTAATATTTTTCTAGTAGGATAAGTTACATAATCATTTATAAAAGAAAGCTCATTTATTACATGATTGTTTATCATTGAAGTTAATTGACTATAATATTCAGCCCCTACTAAACCTTTATCTACAATCCCTGACAATAATGTTTCATATCTATCTTGTAATTTTAATTGAACTTTTGAAATAATTGCTTCTTTTAAAACTCTAATGCTAGGTTGTTTTCCGGTGTCAATTGCCTTTTTTATAAACTCCTGTTGTTTGTTTAAAATAAAATTACGCATATCCGTTTCTTTTATTACTTTATCAAAACCATTGTTATGAAGAATTTGATCTGATATTAAATCTTTTATTTTTTGAGATGTTTTTCTGTTATTTAAAATCCCTGGCAAAATAGAAATGTCTAAACCTGTCTTAGCTTTAAAAGATGACTCACTAGAAAGCATTTCTATAAGCTTCATAATACTTTCTGTTCTGCAATAGGTGCTTATAAAAACCTTTACTTTTTCTTTTGTTTCAATTGATTTTAATAATTGATTAAGTTCGTAATCAGAACTACCTCCTATTTTGGCATCCATTTGTCCTACCAAAGCTGCGATATCTTCTTTTTTATCATCTTTTAATTTTTTAATAACATTTACTATAAAGTCTTTGCCTGCTCCTACTCTATTTATAAATGATTTAAGGTTAGATAAACTATCACCACGTTTAACCATTAATGCAATTTGATCCGCTGCTTTAGAGGCAGGCATTACACTAGTGCCTAAAATGGTATTTTCTTCTGCAATAGACAACAAATTATTTTTTCTAGCTAATGTGTATCTTTGTATGCGACTAGCTTCTGCATTAAAAGTTGTTTCAAAAGCTTTAATAATTTCTTCTTTTAAACTTTTTATAGCAAGAGCCTGTTCAAAACTTCCAACTCTTATACTGTCTGCATATTCAGTAATTAGTTTTCTTATTTCTACAGACCTACTACCACTACGATCCCCTTCAAGTATTTTTAAAAGAGGTTTAGGTATATTAGCTTTACCTCCATAACTAGTTAGCCATTTATCCCATGACTCAGGAGTAAAACTAGAAGGAAGATTAATAATAGATGTTAAAGTTTTATGTATATCAGAAGATTTAATTTTACCGTCTTTGGGAGTAAAAAGTGATTCCATATAAGATTCAAGCATAACTTTTCCCTTTCCTATTGAACCGTTTACAGATTTAAAGCATAATACATACATTAAGGATTCTAATTATAGGGTAAATCTATGGCAAAGCGTAGACGCAAATTACGACTCCCTCCTGACCAAGCTTCAGACAGGGATCTATCGACGTTGCTGTCTTACGGACCTTCTTTTTTACCTTACGTTTCAGCATGGACAGATTCCCGCATTGAGCAGGTTAGAAACTTCAAACATTGGATCTACATCGCTATTCGTGCAATTGCCAGACAAGTAGCTTCTCAAATACCCAATGTTTCGTGGACTTATCATCACGCTATGAACTCACCCCGTCATAACTTTCTAAAACAAAAAGCCCTTATTCCCTTGCTTTCTCACGAAGACCTTGAGCCAGTACCTAACAAGCATCCCCTGCTTCGGCTCCTTAAAGACCCTAACGATCCCGACACCTCTTATGACCTTTGGTATGAAACCATCATGTTTCATCACCTTACTGGCATAGCTTACTGGTGGATGCCTCTTAACGACCTTGGTCTCCCTGCTGCAATCTGGGTAGTACCTTCTCATTGGATGTGGCCTATTGTGGGCAAAGACAAGCTTATCGAAGGCTATGAAATTCGTCCTATCGAAGGCAATTACTTTAGGAAATTTCTTCCAATAGAAGAAATAGTAGTGTTTAAAGATAAGAGCCCAATTTCAAAGATTGATGGTTACGCTCCTTTAACGGCAGGTGCACAGTGGGGCGATACCGCTGAAATGATTAATCGCTCTCGTTGGCACTCTTATAAAAACGGAACGTTTCCAACTGTTGCAGTACAGTTTGATGGAAAGTTTCAAGACCCTAGTGACGAAGATCTTCGCCGTATTGAAGCTAAGTTTATGTCTCGTTACTCTGGTGATACTCGATCTAACCGTCCAATGTTTTTACCTCCAGGAGTTTCAGTTAACCCCTTGTCTTTAGGGATTAACGAAATGCTTTTTGGTGAAACCGCTACAGAAATTCGAGATAACATTTTAGCCTTGTTTGGTGTACCCGCTTCCGCAGCAGGTCTTAACAAAGAAATGACCTACGGCTCTGTAATGGCTTCACAAGCTGCATTTATGCAGCAAACTATTAACCCTATTCTTCGATACTTTGGTCAAGTAATTACTGAAAAGATTGCTCATCGTTATGATGAATCTTTAAAAGTTTGGTGGGAAGACATTACCCCGCACGATCCAGAGCTTACTGAAAAACAAATTCAAACCGATCTTATGTGTGGTGCGATTACTCCTAATGAAGTTCGTGTTATGCGTGGCAGAGAGCCATTCCCAACTGCTTGGGGAGATAGCCCAATACTTCCAGTAAACATTGCAAGTAATCCTATGGGCGGTACACACCCTCCTTCTAGCCAACCTTTATCATCGCCCAATGACAACAGAGGATAACTATGAGTAAGTTTCAAATTCCCGAATCTCTTGACGTTTCCTCACCCGAAGTAATTCGGTCTTTTATTAAAGATCGAAAAAAACACTTTAATTCTTCTATGGCCAAAGCCGGAGTATTGCCCTTCTCCGCACAATATGCCCGAAACATGGCCCATTGTTTATCCGAATCCCCGTCTTCCCTTGTAGCCCTTGACTCTGACGATCTTGAACCACCAGTCATTGATACTTCTCGAATGACAGCAAGGTTTGTCATTACTACGTCTGCCCGTGATCGTCATGGAGACATAGTAATTCCAAGAGGGTGCGTTAATCATCTTAAAAACTACAGCAGAAATCCCCGCGTATTTTTTGGACACAAAACCGAAGAGCTTCCTATTGCATCTGCCCGTGACCCCGAAGGCAACTTAACTTTAGAAATATTTGACGATAAGATTTATTCTACCGCTTATTTTCACGGTGAAACCCGTGAGTCAGAAATAGTATTTCGTCTTATTGCTCGTAAAGAACTACAAGCGTCTTCTATAGGTTTTTTACCTATTAGAGCTTCTATCATTATGGATGATGAAGGCGAAGATATGGTAGACCTAGAAACAGGCGAAGAGATTTTAGACTTTCGTGGCAATCAATCTCACAGTGTTCCAGCATTACGGTTTTTAGAGTGGGATATGATTGAATGGTCTGTAGTTCCTATCCCTGCAAATCAAGAAGCTCTTGCAGCTCATTTGTCTAGAGGTCATGTAGAAGGAGAAAAGATTTCGCCTGCTATTCGTAAAGCTTTATCTTCTTACGTTCCCTTGTCTGTCAAAAAATCTGTATCTCTTGCAGCATTAGAATCTTCTTATTTTAAAGCACCTATCTTGCCTTTAACTTCAGATGACACTGTAAAAATTATTGGAGTTTTACCTCAAGGTCCAACTCCTGGTATTGAAGAAGTTATTAAAGAAGAAACTAAAGAATCAGTAGATAAAGAAGAGCGTGACGAAGTTTATGCTAAGTACAAAAAAGAAACTAACATGTCACACAAAGAGCTAAAAGCTTGGAGTGAAAATAAGTGTTCTAAAAAAGCATCTTTAAGTACAGGTCCTATTAAAAGAAACTTAGAACTCCTTTCAACTAAGAAAGAATCTTGGACAAAAAAACATATTACATGGGCTAATAAAACTATTGCCTTTAATTCTAGAATGAGAAAGATGCCTAAAGGCAAACCTGTTTCTAAAGAGTGCAAAATATCTAAAAGAGATATTTCCTTAAAAAATTGGGCTTACGATCCTAATAAAGGATCAAAGAAAAAATCTTACATTTCTATTTTTGAACGTTTAGGAAATGAGAAAGTCAAGGCAAGTGTCAAAGAAGTCAAGATGGCCATGGCGGTACTCTTGTCTTTGCAAGAAGGTGTGGACATACCTAAAAAACTTAAATTAGGGGTTTACAATCAGCTTGCTAAAGTTTATAAAGTATTATACTTACTTCCTCTGGAATATCGCAATATCTCTGGCCTTGAAGAAGTTAAAGCGTTGTTTCCAGATTTAGACATTAAGGAGTTTGCTACCGTGAGCATAAAAGAAAAAAACTGGTTTAAAAGTGCAATGGAAGATCTTGTACCTCCCCCTGCACAAGGTAAGCCTGCTAAGAAAAAAGAAAAAGAAGATGAAAAAGAAGATGAAGACGATAAGGAAAAAGAAATAAAAGCTTCAGAAGATGCTGACGAAGCAGATGATGAAGAAGAAAAAGAAATTGAAGAAGCAGCAAAAGCTGCTGAAGACGATGACGAAGATGAAGAGAAAGAAGAAGCTTCCGAAGAAGAAAAAGCAGAAGCTTCTGATGAAGATGAATCTGAAGAAAAAGCAGAAAATGAGGACCCCACCCATACTGCTATTAAATCTATGGCCGAAGTTTTACACTCTATGCACGAATCTTGTTCTGCTCATACAGAACTTCTCAAGGGTATCCATGAGAAACTTGATCAGTGCTGCAACGCTCTTTCTTCTAAAGCTGAAGAAGAAGACAAAGCTGAACAAGAAGATGAGATGAAAACTCTTATCAATTCTTTGATGGCTTTGAAAAGCAATCAAGATGCCTTAAACAAGCGTCTTTTTGAAGTGACAGGTAAACGATAACAACCATGGCAAAGTCAAAAGACATCTCTGGCACTTGTCGTCAATGTTGTTTTTGGAAAAACGTTCCAGAGACAGAATATGGTCAATGCCGAAGATACCCTCCGACTTTGATTCAATCATCGCCAGGAAGTCATCTTTTACAAGGGGGAACACTTGGTGTGTTTCCCGAAACGGAATCGAAAATTTTTTGTGGTGAATTTAAAAACTCCCCATCCCCTGTTTAAAGGAAAACACTATGGCCGGGAAAAACATTAAGCCTGTTATTGATGCAATCAATAGCATTACCGAAACTCAGGCAAAGTTTCAAAACAAACTGAGTGAAATCGAAAGCACCAGCAAGTCCGCAAGGAACAGCTCGGTACTTAACGCTCCTCAAGTTCGCAAAGGTGAAAACTCAATGAGTTCGCGAGGCTATAGCTTCGTAAAACTTTTTGGTCTTCTTCGTGGCGAACTCTCTCCCGAAAATGCAAGAGTTGAATGGGAAACCGCTCAAGCTCTTCAAAAGCTTTATGTAGACCGTCTTGGTTACAACAAAGCTCACACTAACACCATTATGGCTCCTTTTGGCAGCGATTACATTGCTGAAATCCCCGGCGAAGAAGGCTTTGCTAAAGATATCCGTGATATTGTAACCGCAGGCATTACTGGTTATGACCGTGAAGAAGTTCGTAACATTCGTGCTAAACAATGGGGTGTTCAAAAAGCTATGTCGTGGATTGACGAAAGTCAAGGCGGTGCATTAGTTGCCCCTCCAATCCAAGGCGAACTTATCGAACTCCTTAGAAATAACGAAGTGTTCATGAGTGCTGGTGCTCGCACCATTGCTATGCCACCAAACGGCAGAATCACTTTCCCAAGGCAAACCAACGCTGGTACAGCTTACTGGGTTGGTGAATCCAACGCAGTTCAAGATTCAACACCTGCAACTGGTGACGTACTCTTGCAAGCCAAGAAGCTCGGAATCTTGTGCAAAGTTCCAAACGAACTTTTCCGATTTAGCTCTGTCTCGGTTGAAATGTTCTTGCGAGAGGATATCAGCCGTGTACTTGCTCTTCGATTGGACAAGTCGTTGTTGGAAGCAACTGGTTCAAGCAATGAACCTAAAGGTCTTATCAACTACGCAAACATTAGCCGTCACACTGCAAAGGTAACTGGAACAAATGGTGATACCATTCAACCAGAAGATATTGCAAACATGATTGCGAAAGTGGAAGAACAGAACGCACAGTTCAAATCCTTCCTTATGCGTCCTCTTCTTTACGCAGCAATTGCTAACAGAAGGTCTGATGCTGTTGTTGCTAACGACGCTAAGGGTCCATTCGTATTCAACATGTTCCGTGAACTAAACACGAACATGGATTACAGCCGAACCACTCCTGGTAACTTGTATGGCAACCCTGTTTACAAGTCTACCCAGATCAGCGGTTCAAGAACTAAGGGTAGCTCTTCTAACTTGAGCTATATCCTTGGTGGCGACTTTAGCGATTATATGATTGCTCTTTCTGGTGCTATCGAGTTCCAAATCAGTACACAAGGTGATACACCGTTTACCACCGACCAAACGTGGTATCGAGGGATCATGTATTGTGACGGAGCTCCTCGTCATGAAGCATCATTTGTAATTTGCGACAACCTCAACATTGCGTAGTCAGTTGTAATTGCCCAGAGGCTAAACCCCTCTGGGTTTTCAAAACCCAAATATAAGGAATTTTTTCATGCCAGCTACTTTTATTGCAGATCTAAAGAATCAAGGAATGGGTGCAGCTTCAATCGCTCCCGTAACAGCTCCTGCTTCTTCAGTAACCGGAACCGGAATTGACCTTCAACTTTCCGATGGCCCTATTAATGCACTCTTGGTAACCGGAACTGCTTCCGGTGGAACAAGCCCAACCCTTGCTGTCAAAGTTCAAGAGAGCGATGACAACAGTAACTTTGTAGACCTTAAGAGTTATGACACTCTTTCTGGTTCAGACCTTAACGGTCAGTTCCAGTTCTTGGGCAAACTTCTTCGCAACAAACGATATGTAAGAGCCGTAGCAACCGTAACAGGTTCGCCAGTAGCTTTGCCATTATCTGTTGTAATCATTGCAAGCAAGAAAATTGCTGGCGATAGTAATGGCGCACTTGTTGTTTAGTAGTATTAAAACCATGAACCCGGATATACCATGCTTACCAGCTTGGCACAAATAAAGAGCTTTCTCAATATACCGGGTTCTGATGCTACACAAAATTCACAATTAACAGGGCTCCAAATTGCTGCTGAGTCGATTATAAGCAATCGAATTAAGCGTAATTTGGAGCCTGCTTCTTATACAGAATACTATGCAGGTAATTCACAACGATCAATTATTCTTCGTAACCGCCCTGTTATTTCTGTTCAATCTGTTTACGAAGACTATCAAGCATATTATGGATATAACGCAAATTCTTTTGGGCCTGCAACATTACTTACTGCTGGTATGCACTACACCTTAGACATTGATGCAGGTGTAACAGAATCTAAATCTGGCCTTCTTGTTCGTATTGGTGGAGTCTGGATGGAAGCAGGCAGGGTTTATTACCCCGGCAAACTTGCTTCTGAGATTGGACCTACTTACGGCAATTTAAAAATCACCTATACAGCAGGTTATAACATCATACCTATGGATATTCAGTATGCTGTTTGCCTTTTAGTATCATTTATGAAACGTAATGTAGAAGTAGGAAGTATTCTTCAATCTGAAAAACTTGGTGATTATGAATATCAAATATTTGATCCTCGACAAAAAACCAACGATCCATTGTTATCTTCAGTAGATCAAATACTAACTCGCTATAGGGAGCAATCTCTTTAATGCTTTCTCCTTTTCTATTAAACAAAAAGGTAACATTAGAAAGGTCTGTTATAACCTTAGATGCTTCTGCGGGTTCAAAAAGAGAAAACTGGAAAGCAGTAACAGGTTCTGAAAACATTTCAGCTTCTATTCAACCTGTTTCAACTCTTTTAAAACAAGAGTATGCTTCTCGACAAATAATCATTACCCATCAGATATACACTAATGTTGATTTAAAACCAAAACGAGGTGACAGGATTCGTTTAGAAAAAACTAATACCTATTACATAGTCACAGGTTTTATGAATATTGCTAGTAGAAACAAACTATTTATGATTGAAGGAAAGGAACAGGTGCTTTAATGAGCATACCAAGTCCTTCTTTTGATTTAATAAAAGAAAGCTCTACTTCTTTTATTGTTAGAACATCTTTTCCACAAAACTACACTGTAGATATTTACACAAAAAGTTCTGATAGTTTTACAGAGCAATATTTATATTACGGATCATTACTTCAATCTGGTGATCTTCGTGTAAGCAATCGCCCTGCTTTTAGTTTTCAACAAGTTTATGCTGTATGTAAAGATGCTCAAAATAATATTTCTTTACCGTTTTTTTCATCACTTGATTTAAACAATCCCGATTCGATATTAGCAGCCGTTAAAAGTAAATGGTATTCCACTCCTTCTTTAATGAGCAAGTTTACTGGAGGAATGTTTGCCAATGAAGCTCCTGAATCTATAGAAGGCAAAACGCTTTCTATGCCTTATGTAATTATTCGAGATTCAGATCGTAGTTTTAATTTCACAACAGAAGCAACTTATTTTGAAGGCACTAATTTAGATTTTATAGTCTACGCTCCGGGTGCTGCTTTAATAGATGAATGTCTTGAAATAATTAGAGAATCGTTTGACTGGAAACCCCTGCCTTTTGAAAAAACAACCAACAAAACCGTGTCTATGCAGCCAATTGAACAAAATGTCCGAAGTGAAAATTTTCGGTATAAAGATGGAAATTTGATCTTTCGTGGATCTGTAATATACGATATTATGATAACGAGGGTTCTTTAACATTCTTAGGAGATTTTTAAATGGCTACATCATTAGCAATTAGCGGTATTCGAGCAGGTTTTGGTTGGAGTGCAGCCCAAACTACTACTGTAGGAGCTGACACCACTAATTCCGGATCTTTTAACTTTTCTAGTTCTCTTGCAAATGGAACTGGTGAAGGTAAGTGCAGTGTATTTTATGTAGATGAGATTTCTATTGCAGCAGGTGCAACTGCAAACTTAGATCTTTCTGGAGCACTTACAGACGTATTTGGAGCAAGCATTGCTTTTACTAAAATCCGTCTTATGTATATTGAATTACTATCTTCTACACTTAGCACGGGATCATCTATTTATGTAGGCGGTCACGCTACTGCTGCGTTTTCAAGTTTTTTTGGTGACGCAACCGATAAAATTAGAATTCGTTTAGGCGGTTGTATGCAGCTTTCTTGCAACGATTCTACTGGTTATCCAGTAACTTTAACTACCGCTGACATACTTAAAATTCAAAATAATGACGGATCAAACCCTGTCATTGTTCGTGTAGGCTTTGCTGGGGAGTAATCCAGCGTTGTTTATTTATCCCCCTGTTTATAAAAAATTAAGGAGTTTCTAAATGCCAGCTACAGCAATTTCCGGTTTTCGTGGTCGTGTACTAGTTCAAGCTGTTGGTCCTACTGGTGCAGGTGTTGGCAACGCGATTGCTTTACTTGCAACCAAATGGTCTGTAACTTACAAAACCGAACTGCAAGATGCTTCTTCTTTTGAAGAAACAACTGGTGGTGCTGACGGAGCTAACACTCCAATTAGCCGTTATGTTCAATCTATGTCCGACTTGGAATTTAACGTTGATGCGTATTATGACGCAGTTGATGGTATTATTCCTCTGCTTAAGCCCGGTGCTTATATCAAATTGCAATTGTTTACTAACAAAGGCGTGGCTTCTGGTGTTGACTACGCAGGTGCTGGTGACACTAAAAAGTTTATGTTTAATGCTTTTGTAGAAAACCTTACCGTTGATACAGAAGTTCGCGGAGTTATTAAATATACTTTAGCTGGAAAAGTTTCCGGTGGTACAGGTATTCAAATAGCTTAGTTTTAATTTTAATAGAAGGAGAGCTTACTTAAGCTCTCCTTTTATAAATAGGAATGTATTATGGCAGTAATTGCAGGGTGGGGTGGTCGAGTTGCTATGGCAACTTATGCAGCTTTACCACTTCATGCGTCAGCAGCAACTCCCGGACCTTGGCAAGTTATAAAAGCAAATAAATGGTCTGTTGACATGTCAATTGAAACAGCAGATCTTACTAGCACTCAAGGTGCTCAAATTGCTGCTGGTATTCGAAACAATCCTAAAAAAATAAACACTAAGTATGCTATTCCAACTGTATCTGAAATTATTGTAAATGTAGAAGCTTTTTATGATACAGCTTCAACTTCTGGTGGAGTTCAATTTTGGTTTTCGGGTGGCTTTGAATTAACAGCAGGGAGAACAATAGCTCTTGCTTTATACCCAGATAAATATCGAAGTTCGCCTAATTTTTCAACGTTGCCTGCTTTAGGTAGTAGTAATGCTTATTGGCTTTTTAACAGCTTTTTAATTACACAATGTACTCAGACTGCTGAAGCTAAAGGCATTACAAAAATTACTTTTTCAGGCAAAAACAATAGTCCGGATTATGAAGTTTATAACATTTAGGAGAATGATATGGCTGAGATTTCTAAAGCACTGGGGCTTGGTAGTACCTTTGAGCACAACGGTGTAAAGTATACATGCTCTCCTTGGACATACAAAATTCAAGGTGATTTTGAAAAGTATTTAGAAGACACTGCGGTTAAGACTGCAAAAAGAATGCGTCAGTATTTAACACAAACAGAGTACGCAGAGTTAATTGCTCAAACTCAAAAAGATATTGCAGAAGGGTATTACGCATTTGGATCTGCTCCTTGTATGAGAGCTATGCAAACGCTTACTCACTTTAAAAAAATTCTTCATATTTGTCTTCTTCCTAATCATCCTGAGATTGAAATTGATACGATTGATGATCTTGTTCAAACACGATTAGAAGAAATGATGGAAAAAGTTGGAGAGGCGAACACCGACCCAAACCCGAGTGGTCCGGAGGCAGCTCAGAACCAGGCCGCCGGATAAGTATCTCAGAGATCTTTGCGACGTTATTACGTGACCCATATAACTTGAGTATTGAGCAGATAAGTAAGCTCACCCCCTATCAAGTTAAAAACTTGTATTTTAGACCAAAATCGGCAGACGAACCAGTTGGTCAATATCAATCGGCTAAAGAACTATTTTGGAAAGTTAACAAAGATTGGAGAGGTCTTTCAGAAGAAGAGACTCAAAAACTTTGGAACAAACAAAATAGTGAGCCTTCCCCTAAATTGTAAGGAGCCCTTATGATCGGTCAAGGACAAGAACACGGTCGTCCAAAACTATCACAAGTACCTTACACCGGTGCAGAAGCGGTCAAAAAAATATTTGAGCAGTTCTCTCAAATGACCGCTTCTTTAAACCGTTTTAGTATTCAATTAGAATCTATTCAAGATTCTGCCAAGCACATTGCAGTAGAATTCCACGCTCTTGCATTTCAAATGAGAGCATCTCGATCCCTGTTTAGTAACGACAATCAAGGCGGTGGGCAACGAGGCGGTCTTGCTAGTCACTTTGCTAGAAGTGGTAGTAGTGGTGGTGGTGAAAAATCTGACGCTGAAATTCTTGCAAGTTTTGCTATGCGTGAAAACGCAAAGATTCTTATTCGTAAACAACTCGCTGCAAAAAACAACGTAAAAGATCCCACTCTTAACGATGACGAAATATTAGCTGATTACGTAAAAATGCTTAAAAGGAAATCTGAAGCATCTACAAAATTTTACGAAGAAGAAAAAGCTAAACGAGAAGCTGTTGACAGTAGTGGTATGACTCAAGATCAACGAGATCATATTGAGTATTTAAAAAAGAAAGCTCAATGGACCAAAGCGTTTAATGAAGATCCAAAAGTTTCCAGCCCAAAAGACGCTGAGAGTGAAAAAAAACACCTTGAATATTTAAAAAAGAAAGCTCAATGGACAAAATCTTATAACGAAAGCAAGCAAGTAGTAGCAGAACGAAATGCTAATGAAGTAAAAAGGAATCAAGAAAATTTAGCAAAGTACAAAGCTTTTTTAGAAACAAAATCTGAGCTATACGAAAAATTTCAAGATGCTAAACGAATAGCAAATGAAAAGAAAAAAGAAGAAAAAGATGTACAAAGAAAACAAGACTTTCCCATGCCAGGGAATGTTGATGCTTATAAACAAGCAAACGCTGTAAATACTTATAAAAAAGAACAAACAGAATCTGCTGGTGCTCTAAACAACTACGTTGAGTATTTAGTTGCCAAAGAAATAGAGTATCGAGCCCATCAAGAAAGATTAGAAGCAATACGGCAAACTAACAAAGATAATCACAAAAATGATGAAAAGCCGTTAGAGCCTTTTAATAAGAGAACTTACGAAAGCTTTTTAGATCAACCCGACTCTTTAGCTGAAGACATCAACAAATTTGGGGAGCATTATCAAAAACCTTTACGGTCTTATGTTAACTATTTAACTGAAAAAGAAAACGTAACTGCTGCTCATAAAAAAGCTATGGCAGCAATTAAAAATGCGGATCTTTCTCCTCGTCAAAAAAGACAAAAAGAAAAAGATGATGTAGCAGAAAAAGAATATCAAGAAAAAATAAAAGGTTTGTCTAAAGAAGAAATAGCAAAGATTGAACCTCCAGAAGAAAATAACTGGTATCTTAAAAAACTAGAACAGCTTAAAAATTATTATTTAGAACGACTTGGAATAGAAAAGTGGTTTAAAGATGCCGAGCTTGCATTAATTGCTGCTGGTATTGATAACAAAGATAATCTTTTTAAAACAAGAAGACAAAAAAAACAAGATGCAAGAGATTCAGTTTATGGAGTAAAAGATGCTTCTGCAACTAATACATCTGCTCCTGTTTCAACATTAACCCAAAGCACACAAGAAGCGTTAGCAAGAGGTCAAAAAACATTAGAGACAGAAAATTTAGTTACTAAGCTTATAGACGCTAATAATGACTCCGACTCTAATTCTGATTCAAATGAAAACTTATCTTCAATACTTTTAGATTTAAACAATATTGGAAATCTGTTTAAAAATAAAAATGTAATAACAATAGATGCTGAGACAGTATCACCGCCAACAGCCCCTGTTAATTCTGAAAATCATGCAATTGAAGCTCAGATTGTTCAATTAAGCATGATTATGAAAGATGCTTTAGGAAAAAATTTAGTTGAACCTTTAAACATTTTTATTAAGGCAGATGAAACTCTCGATTTAAACAAAGACCCAAAATTTAAAGATTTTAATGAAACGTATCTTAAAGAAGATGACGCTGGAAATACTTTAACTCCAGAAAATGCTGCAAAACGTATAACAGATAAAATTGCAGAAATGTTAGAGAAAGATCCTACAGCAACAATTAATCGAAAAGGAACATATGAAGACGATTTAGCTAATGCTAATAATGACGAAATAAAAAATGCAATGTTAAAAATTGTTGGAAATGTTGATAAAAGAAAAAATGAAATAGGTTCCGCTTCATATGCAAATGTAAACACTGATTACATAATTAAACAATTAATAGAAATAGAAAAAAAACATTTTAAAACTTCTGATCTTCAGACAAAGCTTACAAAAATTGCTTTAGATCAAGCAAAAAAAAGAGAAGAAAAAGAAAACAGATCAGGTATTGTTGATTCTATAAAACAACAAGAAGCTTCTGAAGATGGAAAAACAATATTTACAATTGAAGTTCAAAAAGAAGCTTTTGGAATAATTACAGAAGGTACAGCACATGACGCAAGTGTTGATACTGAAATTCAAGATCAAATATTTAGAGCGTTAGCTTCTCAATTTCAAAAACTTAAAAGTTCAATTACACCCCCTAGCGAAAACGTTTCAAGCATAGTAAAAAACCTAGCTAACGACTCTGGTAAAACTCCAGATAAAAATTTAATATCTGTTGTTGAAACAGTTTCTTCTATTATCAAAAAGTTTTATTCCGGAAAAGATTCAAGCATACAAAACATCAATCAAAAAGAAGGCGATGCAGAATTAAGAATAAATAAAGGTAATAAAGTTGTCACTGATGCTTCTTATGTTGAAGGGGTAAAAAACCTATTAAAAACCATTTCAAATGAAATGGGCATAAACATCTACAAAATATTTGACAAAATAAAAATATCTCGTAGTGAAAGCATAAAAGGAAAAGATGGAGAATATCAAGGTCGTGTAGGAACAAAAGGTGAAGGTGATAACTTAAAACAATCACTTACTCTTGCAATTCCTGACGCTGCTATTTTAGGAAATGATGCTGAAGCAAGAGCCAAAGTAATAGCTTTAATTATGGAAGAAGCTTTTATTCATGGTCTTTCTAATAAGATACCCGCTTTATTTGCAGAAGGAGCCGACTTAGCTCAAGCTAGAGGAGAGCTTCAAGGTGCATACGGAGCAATTAGCAACCAGAAATCGGGAGATTTAGCAGGTGCTTTTGACTCTGGCAAATACTTATCTTCTTTTGAAGAACTTCTTGCAGCCGTTTTAAAAGGTATTGCAGGCCATGATGTCTCTGGATTAAAAGATCAAAACCTTCCCGCAGGTGATTTTAAATATTCTATTGTAGCTGCAATTAAAAACTCTTTATCTGGACCAATGTTAGCAGCAGCTATTGTTCCAATGTTAATGGCTTCTATGGCAGGGGCTGGAACATTAGAAGACGAAAGAGCCGCGGGATTTGTAAATAAAAATAACGGTGTTGAAGGAAGTGTAATAGGCGACCCAAGAGCCCGTGAAAACTTTTTCCAAAAAGGAATTGAAGATCGTCGTAAAGATAAAAGTCCAAATGCAGCAGAGTTAAGTATTTATGCAGACCGTGAAAGAAAAGCAGAAGAAGCTGCTAAACCATCTTCTGCTGTTGAAGATATTAAACAAATCCGTGCGGAAAAAGAAAAAGAAGCTGCTAGAGTAGCAGCACTTAAGAAACAAAAAGAAGATGCAAAAGCAGCACAACTTGCAGGCCCTCCACCGACGGCTGAGGAAACAGCAGCTTTAGAAGAAAAAAATCAAAAAGAAAAAGAAGAAAAAGATAAAAAAGAACAAGCTTGGTTAGCTGCTGGAGGTCTTTACAGCCAAGGTGGAATACTGCCTTTAGAACCTAAACCCGAAGATCCTCAAAAAAATCTTGATAACATAGTTAAAAATGTTGTAGATACTATTGTAGCTATACCATCAGCAATTGAACAATCCAGTAAAAATAACCCGCCATTGTTACGATCTACTAATCCTAATGCTCCTAAAGTTGGAATTAAAGGCTCAACAAATGTTCCACCTGACAGTATTATATCAGGGTCACAAGCTCCGTTTTATTCTACAGCTCCTACGGCTAAACCAACCCCTGCTTTATCTTTACCTACTATTCCGGTAAATTCAAAACCTACCTCAACAAATAAAAAACCGGCTTCTATAAAAGAAGAAAAATACGTAACGTTTCCAATGAACGTTAAAAATCCTCTTACTAGTAATCTTATTAAAGATGCTGATACTTATGACACGGGTAAAGGTAAATTAAGACTTAATAAAGGAGATGCTCCGGAAGTTGCTCATGGACCAGGAGAACTTGATCAGCCAGGTGGACGAGAAGCAGAAGATGCAGCAAGAAATATATTAGCTAATGCAAAAAAAATTGAAGCAAAAGTTTTAGTAGATAGTGAAGGAAAACCAAAGTTAGATAAATATCAACGACTTCTTGGGGACATTTTAGTAGACGGTGAATCTCTAACTGAAAAACTTGCTGCTGAAGGTCATCTTCATGTTGCAGATATAGAAGGAAATGAAAAACCTCTTTCTTTAATGAAAGGAGCTGCTCGTTTAAAAAAAGGTTTGTTTTCTAAAAAATCTATTGATCCTAGTAAATGGAGAAAGTTTTCCCGTGCTCAAAAAGAAGCACACATTAAAGACGTTGAAGCTTCGGGAGACATACAAACTCCAAACAACACTTTAAACCAACCTCCATCCCCAGCACCTACTCCTTCTCCAATGGAGTCTGAAATAGCAACCCCAGAGGTTTCAGAAAATCCAAAAGAAAAGCCTAGTTCAAATTTTGGAAGATTAATAGCTCTTGCTTTAGGAACTGCTGGAGTAGCGGGAGCAACGTTATTTAGAGTTTTAAATAAAAAGAAAAAAGAAAAAGAAAACAATACACCAAAAGATGTTGCAAAATCAAAACCTAAAGTTGCAACTGCTCCTCCATTAAGCGAAGACGAAATCAAAGAGATAGATAAAGCTATAGCTGAATTAGAAATAGAATTAGCACCAGAAACTACTTCTTCAGCAACAGCACCAAAGAAAAATCGTTTTCTAGACTATAGGTATTCTGAATTAAAAGAACAGCAAGAATTTCGAGAACCTAGAAAAGGTTACAACTCAGATGGAAGTCCAAATTGGCAAGATTTTGAAATTGAAGATAACGCTAACGTAGATAAAGAAATAGAAAGAAGAGACAATTTTAAACCTGGCATTCCTGGAACTTTATCTAAAAATAAAGATAACGAAGAAGTTTATACTGGAGAGAATGGATTACAGTATCTTTATCAAGATGGCAAAATTCATACAAGCTTTGGTGTAACAGGACACGCTGATCCTACTATTAGTATCACCCCTAAAACTCCACCGATTGATTTAAATCCCGAGCCACGTCCTTCAATTATTAAACCAGTAGTACCACCAGAAAAACCAATAAGTTTACCAACAAATGAGCAGTCTGACGAATATTCAAATTTTACAGAAATGATTAAACACTGGGGTTTTCAAACACTCAAGGATGTTCTTGATGAAATGAAGCCATCAGAAGAGGGATATACTTTAGAAGAACAAGAAAAAAGAAATACAATCAATTCTGAAATAGAAAGAAGAAAAAATTTCAAACCCGGAATCCCTGGAACAATATCTAAAAATATAAATAGTGATTTAGTATATATAGGAGAAAATGGAAGTTATTATCGATACGATGAAAATGCTAATGAAATTGATACTCGACACGCTAAAAGTGGAGATGTTGACCCCGACATTGCTGAAACTCCAAAAATAAAACCTACAGATAGAAATCCTTTAAAACCCAAAAATAAAAATTTAAAAGCAGATTTAGTTAATGCACGAATAGCTTTTGAAAAAGAAAAAAAATTAAAAGATCGTGCATTTTTATTAAGAGAAAATCAACCGCCTGCTGAAATTTTAGCTTTTGAAAACGCAGAAGAAGAACTTAAAAATGCTCAAGCTGCTTATGACAAAAGCATTGAAAATGCTGCACCAGTAGTCGAACCAGAAATTGTTTCCGAACCAACAAAAGAGCCAGCACGTCCTTCTAATAAAGCAGCTAAATTTGTTCCTAGAAAAATGGGAGATGGCGATCTATACGGTAGTGCTGCTTCACAAATACAAGTACCTATGGAGTTAATGCAAACTCCACAAGTAAATGCTCAACTTGAAAAAAATCATGGAGCGTTTAACGGTATGTCTGCTGTTGATGGATTGATAGGTCGATCTGGGGGATTAAACTCCCATATGATTCTTGCAGCATTAATGGGTCACTCTTTGTCTGGAGATCAAGCATTTAAAGATAAGACCTCTAACTTTGACCCTGCTACTGTTGCTTATTTACTTCAAAAAGAAGTTGACAACTTTACGGGTGCAGACAGAGGCGATTTAGATAAAGAAGTAAAACCATTAAATCCTACCGCAGTTAAAAGAATAGATGAAAGCGGAAGAGGATCTTTAGAACAAGAACAGAAAAAAATAGAAGCTTATCTTAAGACAATGGCAAACCCGATCTTTCAAAAGATCGCTAGAGCCAATCTGGTTATTGTTCAAAATCAATTAAACCGACTTAATGATATTAAACGCAGCACCGCTGAAACAACTACCGAAGTAAAAAAAGATGATGACGAACCGTTAATTATTTCAGAACCTAGTGATGCAACAACAGAAGATGCTAAGGATACAAAACCAGAAGTTACTAAAAATCCAGACGTAACAAAAGAAGAAAAACAAGAAGAAAAAAAAGAAGAAGCTACAACAAAGATTAATGCAGAATCTAAACAAGCTATTCCTCGATTTAGAGAAGAAGTACCAGCAGGTTGGGCAGAAGTATTAGCCGAAACTCTTAACCGTTACAGTGGAAATGCTTACGAAGATCACGACACTATTGACGTAGATTCTATTGTTAATGCAATTCCTAATACAGAAGAAACAAAAGAAAAAAAATCAAAGTTTAGATATGACTACGAAGCAATGGATTCTACAGGCACAGAAGTTAAAGATTCTATTAATGCTAGTTCAGAAGAAGAAGCTCAACAAAAAGTTAAAGAACTAGGATATGCTCTTACTAAAATAACTAAATCAAATAAACCGCCTGTATATGAAGAACTAGAAAACAATAAACCCGAAGATGATTCTAAAGAAAAAGAATTTTACTACAACATAATTAATCCAAATAAAGACGTAAATGATTTTACTCGTGAAAAAGAAGGTCACGAATACGCAAGTAGTGAAGAAGAAGCCTTTCAACAAATTCAGAAAAAATACCCTGAGTACGAAATTAAATATATAGAAAACACCGCAGATGATAAACCTTCAAAAGTTCTTCCTCAAGCTGAAACAAGTATAGGTGTTATGGGTGCAGCTTTTGGCGCTGCGGTTGGTGTTTCATTTGGTACAGCAGCAGTTGGACCTATAGGAGGAATTATTGGATCTCTTATAGGGGGATTTTTAGGTAAACTAGGTGGAGGTCTTTTAGTTAATCGTTTTAATACTGAAAGAGCTGAACGATTTGAGGAAAGAGAAGAAGAAAAAAAACATCGACAAAAAGAAAGAAGTAAACAAAAAGAAGATGCTACAGACACTCCCGAAATAAAAGAAAAAAGAAATGAAATAGAAATAAAAGAAGCTCAAAAATATGATCTAGAGAATATGAAATCTCCGGAAGATTTAGAAAAAGAACTGCAAGCTCAAAAAATGAGCGGTGCAGAAATTTCAGATGCAGACATTGATATAGCAGTTGAAAAACAAAAAAAAGCAATTGAAGCTAGTGCAGATGCTATAGAAAAACTCAAACAAGAACTACAAGCTTTAACAGAAATATTAAATGATTTAATAAAAAACAAACCTGCTGTTGATCCAGAAGCTGGAAGTGGAAGACGGCCAGAACATCATTTTCTAGGTGGATTTGTAGGAGGTAAAAACTCATTTCCTGGAAAGCCTAAAGGTTTAGATCAAACTCCTGTTTGGGCACAAGAGGGAGAATACATAACCGCCAAAAAAGATGTGCCTTACATGATGGCAGCGTTAGGGGCTTACAAAAAACGCGGTGTTTCTCATATGGCAAGGGGCGGTGTGGTTGGTGGGGGAAGTGCAACTATTACCAGACCTTCTGGTG